TAAATAGAACATAATGAAGCAAGTAAGAAATGATAGTAGTAGATTTACCAGACTGTCTAGGAAGTTTACAGATAGTAAAACGATTACTATGGAACGTGCCTACCATTTCCTTTTGGAAATCATATAAATCAAAAGGAACAAGCCCCTCATCAAGAGAGACAATTTTTATATAGTTTTTGATAAAGTAAATAGGGTCTTTCATACATAATGAAAATTCCTCTACCTGTTCCTTTGTCCATTCTTGTTGGACATTGGCCTTTTTTAAATTCGGATTTCCAAGATATACAGCTTCACTCACTATTTTTACCTTTAATAAGTTTTTGTAATTCAGCAGTAGAACCTACGAACAATGCATTAGTAACATTTTTAGGAGCAGTGTTAGGAACTTCTTTAAGTCTCTTCATCTTCTCTTGAAGATCACCTAGTTTTTCGGTAACTTCTGCGACTTGTTTGATAAGATTTCCAGCAACCTCATATCCTCTTGGATGTTCGCCTTCCTTTGCAATCTCCAATATTCCGTCAATTGCAACTGAGCCTTTTTCAACCAGATTGTAAAACTGTTTTCTTTGATATTCATAGTCTGCCTCAATTTGATCTTCTTCAATTTCATTTTCAACTATGATTGGTAAAGTTTCAGATGAATCTTTATAGTTCCAAGGTTCCTTCTGTAATATTTCTACATCACCAGCAACCCCAAGAGCTTTATTTAATTCTTTAAGGGGATCAACCATTATGTTTCTACATCTGTACCTGTTACTGGATCATAATTTTTTGAATCTGTAAAGAATGAAGTTGTTTCGTTAAATCCAAAATCATCATCTGCATCAGCATTAGCAGGTTTAGGTGAAACTGTATATCTTTGCTCTCTTTTAGGAGCTTTATCTGGTAAATCAGTGTATTGATCAACTTGTACTGTTTTGATAACAGCCTGAGAAGTAACAGGGCCATAAAGATAAAACTTTGCAGTAAAATCTAAAGTGTAAATTAATGCTCGTCTTGTTTCAAAGTCACCCTGATAATTATCCTCATATGACACACTATTCAGAACGATAGGAACATCTCTTTTAATTCCCATATCAGCCATGTCATTAATAGTAAGGGTATAGTCTGGTTGAAAGTAAGGAAGAATTTGCTCTATGATCTGTAAGGAATCATCAGATTCTTTAGCCATCACATATAACTGTATATTTAAATTATAAGGGACAGGCATATACTGAGTATCAAGACGATCATCATTACCTTTAACTTTTTTAAACTTCTGCACTCTATTGAGTTTTCTATTAGGATCATAAGAAAGATTTTGTATTTCAAAACCAATACGAGGAAGAGTAATAGCAACTGTCTTTGATAGATCAGCATCGTCATTCAAACGTGTAAGCCATTTCTGTCTTGGTCCATAAGCAAGAGGAACCTTCATTGATTGCTTTATATTTCCATCATTGTCCTTACGAACAAGTTGTATATTATTAAAAGTTGTACCAAAAGCAATAATAACTTTCCTTATGCTTTCGTGATAAAACTGCTGTCCTAACATTACGAATTACTCCCTACATCCCCAAATGGATTTGATTCACTAAAATCTAGTACTGTGTCATCAACTGAGTCAAACAACTCATTTTGAGCCCCTTGTATACCTGCTGTTGAACCATCACCTATTATATAGTCTTCTTGAATTAAGTATTCTTTATTACCTGTATCTGCATCATTCTCAAGTAGAATAACACCAGTAGATGTTGTCATATCACTGTCTTCATAGACTACAAGTTCATCTGTATCATTTTCGTGTATAATACGACCAGAATTATCTTCCATAGTTATTGCATTAACTACAGCACTTTCCGATTCCATTGTGAATTGATATTCAGAAGTAGATGTAGATAATACACCTTGTATGTCATCTATATCATCTATACCAGTATCAAGCTCCTCAGAAGCATAATCATATAGACGGCATCTTAATTTATATACTGGGTTATTGTCTAACTGAAAGAAAGGCTCATCGTGATCTACAAAGTTAACTTGAAACATCTTTTTGAGTATTGGATGATAAATTGCATCACCCTCATATGGACGATCTGAATCTGTCGCATCTGTTTCTGATATAATGTAGAAATCACTTCCCTCTAAATCTGTAGAAGTTTCAGCAAGAGTACCAGCTTCTAATAGAATAGAACCACCTTCTTCTACATCTCCTGTACCATCAACATCAGCTGATGTTCCTGCCTCTATTGTTATTTGTTTTGTGAGTTCTTGAAATCTTAATTTATTTACTACGAAGGTTGCTTCACTTAAATTCTGTAAACCAAACTGATTCATTATCTCTCGTTCACCAGCAAAACCACCGTCTGCATTTTCCATATACATTTCTATTTTAGCAGCATCTTTAAATTTAGAAAGAGTGTCTCCACCAAGAATGGAATCTTCTGCAACAATAGTACGATCCATATAGAAGACATCGTGACCATGTATTTGAATTGCTTCAGCAATTAAATTTGAATATAAACTTTGCTCTGTTGATATTGCAGCAACATTACTAGTATGAAAGAATGAATTTACAGCCATATTATTATCCTACCATATAACTTACTGGTAATTCAAATGCTAACTGAATTTGATCCTCTAGTTTCTGTTGCTCCTCTATTGCTTGTGAATAAATAGTTTCACCGTTCATGGTAACACCACCCAACATTGCAACACCACTAAACTTAGATAGGTTTGCACCCCATTGTTTTTTAATGAGAGAAGTTGCATACCTTTTGAGATATATGTCATCATATATGTCTGTGTAAGATGTTGGATCAACCTTACGATAGCACTCTATGATTATATGCTCAGTATCAGGTTCTATTTTATTCTGCCAATCCATATCAATATACAGACGGTTTTGATGTTGATTAAAACGTATAGGTGTTTCACCCACAAGAATATGCTCAAGGAAATCTAAATTCTGCATCTGTAACTGATAATCCATAACAGAGGTAGATGAAAAATCATAAAGATCATTTAGCCTTAGTTGATAACGAACATCAAATAGACTTCCCCCACCACCAGTATCAGTTAAAGGAAATACTCTTAGAACAGAAACAACAGCTTGTGGAACAGGAATCCAGTTATTACCTTCTTTCCATGTAGCAGTTACAGAAGTATCTACTGAATCTGTTGCTGTAGTTGAGGTGTCGGTTAATGCTCGTGTAACATCATCAGTAGATATCAGATGTTTAAGATACATCTTCTCAATACCATCGTAGTGATATTGTGCGAAGTATTGTAAGGCTTCATCTAGGCGGTCATCTACCTGATCATCAGATACGTTAATATCGATAACACCAGAACCAAGTGATCTCAGACAATAAGTTTTAAGAGTTTCTTTAGTAGAAGGTATAGCCATAGAATTTATTCCTTTCTACATATTTATAAGAGTAACCACTCCACCAAATACTATTATTCTACTACAACCCAACCTTTAGAATTGTCAGCTTGGTATACGTCTTCATCCCAAGTGTAGCGTATATCGTCACTAGCATCATCTGGCAGTGCTATCGGTGCTTGCCAATCATTATCACTGTCTAACGCCCATGAAGCAAAAGGTTGAGGAGCAATGAAAATATCTTTATCGGAATCATATGTAAAACCAACGCCACAATATTGTTTGCGAATATTGCCATTATAACTGGTCTTAACCCATTCATCATCGTTAACATTTTGTTGAAGCCAAGCAATGCACGCTGCCTCTCCCTGATTAGTTTCCATGTCGTTGTCCATAACTAGCACTTGGACCACAACCCCATCTGAATTTACCTGTGCATAATGTGCCATTAGCTTACCACCTTTAATTCTGGCTCCAAAATTTCCTGTTTTGGAGGCTTTTTGTTTCCTTGCTGTGTCTTACCTTTTTTAAAATTATCACATTTGCCCCACATCATCATTGAGGGAAACATGCTAATAATATTTCCTTGTGACGTAACAATTGGTGTTGGAGAATTAGCAATACAATATACTTCATCTTCTCTTTCAATATTCTCCAAACTATGACTACACTCACCGCAACTTTTTACCATTTTATAATTCACTTTCTATTAATATTTAAATCATCACTTGTATTTATAAGTAACAATTACAACGCCTGAACCGCCACTACCGCCACCTTGTGCGGAGCCACTCTGGCCAGTATAGCCACCGCCGCCACCGCCGCCACCTGTATTTACAGTACCAGAAACACCAATTGCATTGCCTCTACCACCACCACCACCGCCAGTGCCACCAGCTGATGAACCACCATCACCAGAGCCTACATAGCTGCCACCGCCGCCGCCACCGCCTCTTACGACTGAACTGCCAGAAATCGTACTTGCTACACCAACACCACCAGCACCTCCGTTGGTAGCATTTGGAGCATCTGCGCCTACAGCACCTGCACCGCCGCCGCCGCCGCCTGGGAAATTACCTCCACCCGAAGTATCGTCCTCGCCTCCAGCAAAACCTTGATTAGCTGTTCCAGCACCTGCCGACTGATCAGTACCTGCACCACCGCCAGAGCCACCTACAGCACCAGCACCACCACCACCACGACTTCCACCGCCGCCTGCAACTGAAGTAATAGACCCAAAAACAGAATTATTACCGCTTACTGTTGTGTTAACACTAGCACCCCCAACACCACCTGCTCCGATTGTAACGGTGTAACTAGTAACAGTTGGAGTAATCCCAGTCTCGCTTGACGCTCCTCCGCCACTAGCCTCACTATTCCAACTAGCGCGATAGCCTCCAGCACCACCGCCGCCTCCTTGGTATCTTCCTCCAGCACCGCCACCTGCTATAACAAGGTAATCGATTATCGGAGTGGTTGCTCCAACATTTACAACTGAAAGAGTGCCAGATGCTGTGAAGGTATGTATGGCGTAATCGCCACTGTAAGTGACTGAGCCGCCTGTGGCATCTGTAAATTCATTTGAAGATCGGTATTTGACTATTACGATGCCAGAGCCTCCTGCCGCTCCTGCTGAACCGCTATTACCGCCACCGCCTCCACCTCCAGTGTTAGCCGTTCCAGCCACCTCTGGGTGACCGCCTGTACCACCGCCTCCAGCACCTCCAGCACCGCCAGTTGCACTTGCATCA